CAAATTGTGACAGCTAGACATAGGTGCGGCGGTCTGCGCTTAATGCCATCCATCCCTCGCATGAGATGGAGCCTAGTCCAAATCGTGCCCCTTTATCGCAAGGGGCGGGCGGTGTATGCTGTTCCGACGGTGGATACACGACTGACACCGTTTGTAGTCGGGCGGATTTTCCACCCCCGCACACGGAACTCGGCTCTACAAATCTACTCCGGCTCCTGCGCGGTCCCGGCCTCGTCGTCAAAAATGGCAGACGTTTCTACCTTTGGAATTTCCGCCACCTGCTCAACCACAACCGCATCGTCAAATTGAACATCAGGAACTCCCTCTTTTCCCCCGTCGTTTATGACGGTTCCCTGGTCCGCTGTGATTGCCCTCTGCATGTCTACAGACATTGGCCCCCACTTCGATATGAGGAGCTTGACGACCGTCTTTAGGGCCATAGCGTCAAAGTTCGTCTTCCACACCGATCCGGGATAGGTGAAACTTTTCGAATACCGTTTCCCGTGCTTTTCCACGTCTTCGGTTTTCATAAATAAGGCCTTCTCAAAACCGTTGATAAGCCGGAAATAAGCGAAATACCCAATCACCTTGTCGCTCTTCCGGTCCTCCTCGCTGTAGGTGATCTCTCCCGTCAGTTTATTGTGGGATTTTAATTCCCCTTCATAAACCACGTCGGCGTTGATCGTTTGGTATTGGCGGGACCGTTGGGCAAGCTGGACAAATCCTTTCCAGCCCATTTGGAACTGGGCGCGTGTTGCTCCGTCTTTTCCGCTTTTATATGGGACGATGTGGGCAAACCCGAGGGCGGGGTTAATTGGTAGATCCAACGTCGCCGCCATTGCCGCCGCTGAAATAACTGTCATAGGGTCCGCCGCCTTGAGCTGTTTATTGTTGTTGGAGCAGGAGATAATTGACGACATGAACCCCGCCGCCCGGTTTCCCATCATGTCGGAAAACCTTTTCTTCACGTCTACACGGTCCAATAATACGGCCAATGTGTTTCCTTTTTTCACTTCGTCAGTCTTTGCCAACGCTTGCGCCACTTCGTTCGTGCTGGACATTTTAAGCCTCCACTATTTCGGTTTTTTGGATTAGGAACCGTCGTGCGACGTTTTCCTTTCTGAACTTCTCGTACAAATCGGGGTGTTCTTTCTTGAATGCGTCCGTTTCAAATCGGCGGGTTTTCATGTTTGACCACCGGACCTTCCACCCACGGGCCAGACCAATTTCGGCATCACCCAGCATTTGGCGGAGAATGTTCTCCTGTTCGAGGATCTGTTTTTCCAGTCCGTCGGCGTCTTTATTCATCCCTTCCAACGTATCCAGGATTGCCGAAGCCTCGCTATCAAGTTCGATCGTCTTGGATTCGTCCGCTTGTGGGAATAATTTGGAAAGGGTGTCTTTGTCTGATGCACTGGCCGACGGTGGGATGTTTTTCAAAACAAATTCGTTCCAAAAGAGGACCTCACGGCGGATAAGATCAGAAATGACCTTTTCGTCACGTTCCACCGTCTTTATCTTAAAATCCTGGTTTCCGATCAGAACGGCGACGTAACATTTCGCCGCCCCAGTTACGGCCAGGTAGTGGAGGGCTTGTATCACATACTCGCGTGGGACCTCTTCGCCGTCCCACTCTTTGGCCTTCCATGCGCTCGTGGTCTTACATTCCAAAATGGCGTCTTCTTTTAGGACCTTTCTGTCTATGTTGGCGCGGAGGAAATCGTATTGTGGGTGTGTGATAGTTCGGTTAACTCGATTAACTAACTTCCCAGTCTGCTCCTCAAACAGTTCCGCCACCGCCTCTTCAAGCCGGACGCCCAATTTCACCGGGAGACGCTCGGAGATGTCTTCCTCCGAAATCGCCCCCGTCTTCAAAGCCCATACCGCAAGCGGAGACTTCCAACGGGAAAGACCGAGTGCCGCCGCCGCGTCCGATCCGCCGAGGTATTTCGTTCTATCGTCCATTTTGTCCCCCCTTTAAAAAGGCTGGACCGGATAGGGTCGTACCGGTCCCGGCGCGCACGATCTCCGATCGTGGGAGGTCATTTACTCGGAGTTTTGACCCGCCTATGGAAGCCAAAGTTTTCATTTCATCCTAACCCACGTTCCATGGGCCGAAATAAATCCGATTACCAGAAGAGCCACCGCCAGGAATATCGCTACAATCGCTCCCATAATCCTCCTGTCACGCTCCATTTCCATCATGTAAATGTGCTGTTCTCTGCATGGGAGACATAATGCGCCTGGTAGGCCAACAGGCCGTTCATGGCAATTCCCGCAAAATGGCCCGCAATACCGAGTTTTTCCGCCCTGGTGTGATATCACGTTCACGCTCCCGGCCAATATGCGCGTGGTCCCTCTCTAAATAAGCTGGTCTGTTCCACTCTTGTATTCCAACAACGCATCGCATCAAATGGTGTTTCTTTCGGCCCAAGGTTCGTCCCGCAATCGCAGGTAACGAACCATCCATTAACCGTTTCCTGAAAATAAGGTCGTGAGACTTCCAACTCATGCGCGAAAGGGCAATTAGACGCTGTTTTCTCAAGCCTGTTGATCTCGTCGTCGTCCACTAAATCCTCCCGAGGTGAGGCAAGCTTCCATGAATCGTATCCGGCTATGGATTCCATTATTTCCCCCCATCGGAAAGTTTGAACATCGTGAAAGTCGCCAGGTTTTCGAGACGTATGGAGGCCTGAAGATCTTTCTCGGAACGGCGTTCAAGATATTCAGTGTGCATTATTTCTAATTCGCGCTCCAAGGTTATTTCATCGTTAGTTGTCATGATATCCTCCATTTCTCAGAACGTCTTTTGTTTTGTGAATAATTTGCACATGACAAACAGTATCTTCCCACACGTCCAATACTCCATGTCCGGTGGGTATATTCAGAACCACACTTTGGACACGTTTTTTTCTTCGCATTCATGGCAGATAATCCAATTCCGCGAATGACGTTTTCTTTGTTTGAAACAATTTCCATGTGTTTTGTATTTACACATGAGCGCGTTCGGCAAATATGGTCAATAACCATCCCACTCGGTATTTTGCCGTTTTCTTGTTCCCACGCTACTCTGTGAGCACGCGCCGTTTTTCTATCAACTGACGTTTGTCCGTACCCGTCTTTACTTGTAAATCCCATCCATAAACTGCATCCGGTATTAGGTTCTTCCATTACGTAATGGTCAAACGGTTTACCTACTAGATTATGGCCATGAATAAACCGCATCGGAACACCTGCAACCTGGTTTTTGCATCTATCTGTCAAATTATGAACACTTGTTTTCTGCTTGCAACCACACGCGCATAAACCATTATTTTCAAATAAAATAGCCCCGGCAGAAGACGATTGCTCGTCCCTCACTCCACCGGGGCATAAAGAATCCAGCCGCGTTTGACGCGCCTGGAAAGTGGCCGATAGCGGTGAGGTCGCCATGACGTCATTATTATATCACAAGTAATTCATTTGTCAATATTTATTTTTTACCGTCGAGCGGAAGAGATTTTGTCATGTCAAAATCTACGAGAGGGAGATTAAACTCGTATGGACAACCGCCCGCCATCAAAATCTTAAAATAATCATCGCCTTTGGTTTACCGTCTGAGTATCCACCGATTAGATCAAATCTGTTTCTGAACCCATATCCGGCGTATGCGCCCAATGTCCGTGATTCTCGGTAGTGAAATGGATTGACCGAAATCCCGGCAAGCCAGCGGTCAGAACGCGGGGCTTGAGGAAACACGGGGGTTTGAATTCTTGAAGATTCCTGAACAACTGAAACAGGCCCCCTCTCCTCTACCGTCTCTCGTTCAATTCGTCCAGGTGTCTCCACCACCCGGGTGATGATCCGCACGGGTCCCTCGATCCTAACCATCCGGACTTGGTGAATAATGGCCGGGTTCCGGTAAACCAACTGATTTTGAGCCAGGGCGACGTGTTGGAGGTAACAGTAAATGAGAAGGAGAACGAACGCCACCGCCGCGCCCCACCGCCCAACGACCCGCCAGCGGATGCCGACGGCCCATGGTAAGAGTTTAGCGGCCAGCAGATGGATCATTTTTCCCCTTGAGATATGAGTCCAATACCGTCCCGCCACCGATTAACCCGGACGAAAGGAACATACATGTAAGCCAGTCTGTCGCTGTGATTTTTCCAAAACAAAGGAATGCCCCTGCGCAAACGAACAAATAAACTGCAAAAGAAACTTTTCTAGAACCTTCAAATTTTATTATTGTCATCATGGATTTCATATTTTCACACAAGTTGTATTCGGTTTACGACTACGCGCGCATTCAGTATAATGGCGACATGGGAGTATTGAATGATGTCACAGGTAAACAATTTGGGCGTTTGACTATAACGAAATGCCTCACCAATGGGCATCGTGATACGTTTTGGGAATGCATATGTTCTTGCGGGACTAAAAAAACTATCAATGCTCGGAACATTGTATTTTACGGAACGCGCAGTTGTGGGTGCCTGAAGGTCGAATCCCTCATAAAAAGAACGCGAACTCATGGGTTTTCTGCTAACGGACAGACTCGAGAATACAGGGCATGGGCATGTGCTAAGACTCGATGCTACAATAAAAAAGACCATGCTTATCCACGATACGGAGGACGTGGGATTTCTATGTGCCGCCAGTGGAAGAATGACCCAGCGGAATTTGTGCGTGACATGGGACCATGCCCACCGAAACACCGAATAGACCGCATCGATTTTAATGGCAATTACGAGCCTAAAAATTGCCGGTGGGTTGACACAAAAACGAGCGGGAGAAACAAATCTTCCTCTATCATCTTTGAATGGAAGGGTGCGCAAAGATGTATTTCCGAAATTGCAGAAATGGAAAACATATCTCACAATTCCCTTCGCGCTAGACACAAGAGAGGCCAATCCATTCACGATTCCGTTGAGGCACTGAAAAGGTAATCCCACCTTGCGCCCGTCTTGAAGAAGGAAAAGAGCCAAGAGCCTATGCATTTGATACGCCAAACCAAACAACGTCCATCGGCTTTGATGGGTTGACACACACATGAATATGGCGAGTAGCTAACTCTATACGCCTAAACCCGGCCCGCCCTAATGCCCAGATCATTTTCTCTCGTTCGTTCTGTCCTGTCGGTGCCCGAAGGTCCGCCGCGTATCCAGACAGGTGTGAAGATTCAGAAGCCCCACCCGCCGCCGCATTTTGTTCCGGCGTCCGTCGCCCAGATGTGATAACGATAGGGAACCCACAAAGATCACGGGCCACGTCAAGGCGGGACATTAACTCCCCGTCCAGCCCTTTAGCCTCTTCGTCTGAAAAGTGCTTCCAGTTACCCATGGGCCACCGTCCTCTTCATCATTTCGTTGGCGTCACCGACATGATCCTTGCCGGACATTCGAATATACTCTTCCGCATCGATCAACTTGCACAGTTCCCAATCCGCCCGGTCACAATCCAGGCATGAACCCATGACAACCTGAGAATGGGCCGTACCGCACCTCCGGCAAACCGTGATTGGGCTCCCCTCGATCATTGTGGACCGCCGACCTGAATTCTAGGGACAAACCATTTCACAATGGCAATAACCGCCGAAGATGCCCCGGCAACCGCGATAATCGCCCCCATTATTTTAAGGGGAAATGCCCAAAGGCTCTTAATTTCCGCCTCATGTTTCTCAAGTATTGCAAGCATTCGCTCGAGTTTGAGACCATTTTCTGCTAATTTTGAATTTGTTTTTCTTACGTCGTCATAGATGGCCGTACTCTCCAACAAGTGGCGTTCAAACATTTTTTTAAACGACTCGATCCGCTCCGTCAAAAGTTCGTTCATTTTGTCGTTATGCTCAATCGCCTTCCAAATGCGCGGTTTCCCAGGATCAGAAAGGTCTTCATCGCTCATTTGCGTTGGCGTCCTGGTGGGTTAGAGGCGTCATTTTAAAGCCATAAATTGTGGCAAAGTTAATCCATCTTTCAGTTTTTTCCCGGTCGTCCCCGGAGTAGACAATGCGCTTGTCGCCACGCCCCACACCGCCGGGGCGATACCCCCCAGGCTCAACTGAGTGATGATTGGCGATGGTTTCCCTTGATACCAAATCGTCAACCCAGCCAATTTATCGTAAAGAGTCGATCCGTCTCCTGAATTGTAAAAATCAGCACAATAAAGGTATGCCCCTGCCGTGGCTGATTTCGCATTGATCACGACCGTCGCAAACGTGTCAACAGTCCCCGTGTAGTATGCCGCCAAAGAGACAGCCTGCACGGCGGAACCTGTCCATGCGTTGGATACGTTATTCGAAAGGGTTGTCGTTGCGTCGGGAGTCCCAAGTAATGAAGTTCCTGGGAGGAATAAAGATACAGTACAAACGTCTGTTCCCATCGCTACATTCTTTAGAAAATACCCAGAGAATGCACACACTTGGTTGACGTTTGCGGGGATTAAAAATGACCATGTTAATCCAGGAGAGGTATTCCGTGGGGCAAGTCGCACATTATTTGATCCCGGAGTTCGGACGAGAGTATCACTCAATCCAGATCCAGTACATGAAGCAATTCCATTAGGACTGTACCAAAAATTGTTTAATGCTGTCGTATTGAAGTTTCCAAAAACTATTTCGGAGCCATCAATGAGAGTGTCGTAGTTGTTACCAGCCCAAAAATTGTTCGAATTGAAAGTGCAATTTACGAACCTGTTCAACTGGAAGCATACTGCACTCACGGTAAAATCATAATAGTTTTTTCCTTTAGTCCCTACATTGAAATTGTTAAATACGTTCCCTGAACTTGATACATGAAAAGCGAAAGCTATACCACAACAATTTATCTCGAAATCATTGAATACATTATTAATTGAGAGCTGTAAATTTATAGCCGAAGGAGTATACACGGCAGATCCGGTCGAAGCAGTAGATTTTCTGCATGCATTAACTACAAATCTATTAAATGTGTTCGCAGATCCGTACGGAATTAAAGCGGACCCACCTGTATTCCCATCGAACAGAAATGCGTCGTTAAAAGTCTTGTTTGCCATAGCTTGGGTGTACATAAGATAGACCCCCACGCTTGGTTGTTTGCAGGCAATATATCCCTCAACCGTAACAGGATAGGTATTATTAGACCCCCAAAATCCGCAAAAGAGTGGCCTATAACAAACGCAATAATTAAAAGTAAAAGTTGTAAAACCAATGAATGAAACTCCCATGCCGGGATCTGCTGTTGATGTATATCCTGTATTTTCAAATCTTGTCCACCATACATTTATATCACCGTAACTTGGAAAACTGAGAAAAGCATTTGGTGAATTCGTATACCCGTAGTACCCGGCTTTTGTAATATCGTTTGTTGAAAAAACGATATTACGTTCAGTATTAACAACATATGCGTTTGTATGCGTGTATGTAAGAGCCGCTTCAGCACCACCAACAGTATTTGACAAAACGTAAGATGTCGCTGAATTTTTTGTTTTTATAAATCGCCATTCGACCTCATTGTAATTTGTTGCATTGTCCGATGAGGCTAGGATCGCTATTTCGTCATTGACCGACCAATCGACACTATCAGAAACAATCAGTGGGTCTGCCGCTGTCCCTGTTCCAGAAGAAAATGTTGTTTTCCACAGCGTTGTTGAAGATTTTAATGCGCCATAAAGATTTACAGTGCTATTAAATGTTCTAAATCCAAAATCTCCATGCGTTGTTGGATTAAAAATAAAACTAAACTTTTTATTTGACGGATAAGGTGTCCCAGAAGATCCAACATTTATAGTAGAAAGCCATGCCATGATAAAATGACCTTTGCATGTTATAGTCACGTTCGCTGCCGTGTCTGCATTGATAATAGCGTGTGATCCGGCATATAACCCGGCACTTAGAGTTATGCCCGACGTCTGGACAGTTAATGCACCTGCACCGCTACCAATAGATATTGTCCCGTCAAGCGTTACTGTTGTGTCAGCGTAATTGATCCCGAGGATAAAAACGTCGTCCGTGGATGCTATAGCCCCAGTTCTATTGTCAGTAGCCATAAATGCAAAATTTGACACCCCAGAATCAGCTCTCAATGATGGGTTATTCGTTGCTGTCGACCTTGTTAATTTGATTCGGTAATACCCAACCGCTGTGGTTGTAAATGTATACGGTGTGCCATATCGGAAATAAATCCATGAATTTTGGACAAAGAAGAATGACGTTGAGGTGTTGATCGTGAGGGTGGATGTGGCAGAGGTGTCATTCCAGACGCTCCCATTAAATTCCTGCAAAGTCGCAGTGAATGTCAGACTCCCACCTGAATAACTTCCATTTGAAACAAGTGCCACGGCTACCCCAGTGGCTCTATTCGTCGTGTTTGGGGCAGTGTACGCTGCACTGTATAAAGGCGACGTAAATGTAAAATTTGTTGACGCATGAATGGCCGGTGTGTTGGTAACAGTGTCCCACCCGGTCGCGCTTGTTAAAGTTGTGTTTGAGTTCGCGATTCTGAAAGCCATTAGCCTTTAACCGGTGATATTTTAGTTAGACTCGAACGTCTCTCATCCATCTGTGCGAGCTTTGCCATCAATTCGTCAAGATGTCCTTGGAGAACATCTCGGTTTCTCATTTCAGGTGTGGAATAATTAAGTTTCGCCCAAGCCAAAAGTTCCGCATCTGAAGGCATCTCTCCAAGTGTTGATAACTGTTCCGATGTAATATTAATATCGTTTTGAATAGAAGCCTTTGAAATAAAGTTTGATGTTTTTTTCTCTTCGTCATATTCTATAAATAGGTCATCATTTAACTGGATGTATTCCATATCACTCCTTAACTTCTTTCTTTCGAGAGAGTGCTTTTAATAAAGCAGAAGTCCCAATCCGTTGCATTGGATCGATTGCGGTTCGCCCAATCATCCCCGCACCTGCGGAAGTGGCTCCAGCAAGGGCGGGAGAGCCAGTAACAAAAGCTAGAGGTTTTCCAACAATCGGGATTTTCGCTAAACCATTTGAGGCAAATATTCTGAACGGAGAACCTCCCCCACCCTTATTAAGTGGAAAGAGTTGTCTCAAAGCATCCGCTTTAATTGCTCTTTGATACGCGATGTCGGCCTTCGCTAAACCAGAGTCACCCTTTACGATAGAATCAAAAAACTGGCGTAACTCAAGAACGGCTTCTTTTGAATAGGCTTTACTCCGAAACATTTCATCTACAGCTTTTCTTGCGGACTGTGCGCTTGCTGGATTAAGTTTTCCATCTTTTGCGAGTTCCAACGCTCTGTTTACAACACTTTCCAATTTTATATTACTCACATCTTTCAAGTTTGTTATATCGCCAAACAATCCTTCTGATCCTGCGCCTGCCGCTTCTTTCGCTTCCCTATATGCCTTACCTGCTACAGCCGCCCCTTTATCTAAATAGATGGAAGGGTCTCTATAAGCTTCTGCGAATGTTCCTTTCGGAACATTTTGATATCCTTCAATAGCAGAAGCGGCTTTCTTTCCAATATATTTGACTGGCATACCAAGACCTTTAATTAATGGACCAGCAGAGGCCGCTAATATAGCCCCTCTTGATACAAAAGAAGGGGCAGTCTTTTTCGCCGTCTCCGCTAAAACTTTTGGCGTTCCACGGGCAATATCCATTACAACATTCCCCGATGGTCCTTCTTTATCCTGCCCCATTCGTGCCGCGATTTCTCCGGCAAGAGGACCAATCGGACCAATTATCGGAGAAGCCACAGCTCCGGCGAATCGCTTAACTGCGCTTTGTGGAACGAATTCGGGAGTCATCCCTGCGATTAACCCCAACCCTTTTTCCGAAAGTTGCTCAGGAACTTTAAGAGCATTCCATGCTTGCGTTGGAATATTTTTAAGACGCTCCAGGAATGAAGGAGAGGAAGGAGTATTTTGTTTGGACGCCATTGCATTGGCGTTTTCAAGTTCTAAAAGTTCAAGCTCTTCGGATTCTGTTAGAGCCATAAAGTTACCTCAAAGTTCCAGATGCTTTCTTGGCTCTAAGTTCAGCCAATCGTTGAGCCGCTGGTCCAGATAAAGCAATTCCCGAATTGGATTGCACAGGGATATGCATTTGATTTGTTTGTTGAACAGAAAGTGTTTTTGCGTTTGTATTTGGCATATAACTGACACCGAGTAATCGCGCTGTGTTCTCCGGGGAATCTCCCATATTATTCGCCAAAACTTCCGCATACCAATTATAGGTTGGCTGAACTTTCTCATTGAATGTTGAACTTAAAATACCAGCAATTTGTCCTATTTCATCTAGTGTCGCGTCGGTAGGTTTACCTTGGGCCATACGTGATAATTTATCAGCCGCACCACGATCTAATCTTCCAGAAGTCACATATCGTTTAACGTCATTGTCAGTCAAGACTCCGACTTCACCCATTGTGCGAGCCATCTTTGCGGCAAGCGCAGACCCAGCAACGGTATTCCCTTCTTTCGCCGCACCAATTATCTGGTCCACATAACCAGCATTTATTTTCTGTTGATATAAGGGTTTAATATTCGGGTCAGATCGCATCTTTGAAGCCCAATTAAGAACCATCGAATCTTTTCTAACATCCAAATTGTCCCTTCTATTTCCTTCTGAAAGATCATTGATAAAATTAAGTTTTCCACCACCCTGCTCGAACTGTAAATATGGTTCAGGATTTTTCTTGAATTCAGATGCAAAAACAGAACGTGTTGGTTTTTCTTGTTCTTTTTTTTGTTTTAATTCTTGAAGACGGAGTTCATTTTGCATCTTTGCGAATTCCAGCCCCTGTTCTGAGTTCATTCCATTGTATGTACCAGGATTTACTCCCGCCGCTTTTTCAATCGCCGCCGTCTCTCGTCCCATTTTGATAAGATTCGCGCGATTCATCATAGCGTCTGAAATTACTTTACCGAACATCGGAAGCGATTCTCCAACGGGATTACGCCCTTTGACGGCAACAATCTGGTCAAACGGGATTTCTCTTGGCTTAATATTTATTTTAGGTAAGTCCCTTCTTTCAGGCATGAGCAAGCTCCTTCAAATTAAGAAGTTTCAGTGACTCATCCATCGTAATTTCTTCGTAATTATCGTGTTCGAATTCATCCGCAAACTCATTCCCATTACTGTGGATTCTGTGATTCTCTGTCACAAGAGAAATCACGGGACCGGGCAAATCAGTCTTAATTCCGTATGCGCTATTTTCCACTCTCGTCCATACTCCATTTTCTTTAACGGCATGAGTCCCCGTCACGTTCGTCCCGAGATAATTGTAAATCTGTCCAGGGTCAGTCATGGACATTCGGATCGAATAGACTTTCCCACCATTTACACTTTCACCAAGAGTAATGGATTCGATAGGTTTAATCGTACCATCCGCCATTTCAATCATTGTCCCAGGTGTGAAACAGAATGCTTTTTTGAATGCGTTGCTAACAGTTTTTGCTACGTTTTTTGGTGTATTGGCTATCGTTTTCCCAGGTTTATGAATAAGATTTTTAAATTGTTGACTATGCTGTCCAGCGAAATGTGACGCGGTTAAACCACCAATGCCTTGACCTATAGCACCGCCAATCATTCCACCAACTGCTGAACCGGCTGGACCAAAAATTGATCCTGCCGCGGTACCAATACCAGCTCCTACTGTAGCACCTGTTCTTGCTCTCTTTTCTGCTTTTTTACTTTTAAATATTGAATTTCCAAGTTTTTGACCGGCGTATGAACCACCACCAAATCCAGCACCAATTCCTGCGGCCCAAGGAAGAACTCCGGCACCCGCCCCCGCTCCACCGCCAGACCCTCCCAGTAATGTTGACCCAGGAGCCAATCCAGCGGCACCAGTGATTCCGCTTCCACCACCCATGGCACCACCAGCAAGAGCAGCACTTCCTCCCGCTACACCGCCACCACCAAATAGTCCGCCAAGACCTGCCCCACCACCTCCTATTGCATTGGAAAACATTGCCCCCTGCAACAGATTCCCACCAAGACCAAGAAGCCCGCTCGTCATAGAGTCCCTACTTTGCTGGTTCGCCAACTCGCGCGCAAGGGCCTCTTCTCTTGCCTGGTCCGAAAGAGCATAGTCGCGTTCAATGCCCATTCGTTCAAGTTCTAAAGGCGTCATGGCGGCCTGCTGGCGGAGATTGCTTTCTTCGTTAAAGGCGTTCGTATCAAACGCACCCAATGTTTGATTGTTTTTCAAAGCAATATCCGCAAGATAACGTGATTGAGTATTTGCCGTTTCAGATGGAGACGTTGCAAAACCGCGAGAATTTAAATCTTCCAAGATAAATGGATTAGCCTGTTTGAATTGCTCCTGTCCTTGCTCTATAAGTCTCTGCTGAAGGGCTTTCCGATACGCCGCGGCCTGTTTCGCGTATTCGTCGGCGGACATCTTAATTGCATTAGCTTCGCTCAATCCAAACGGTTTAAGTTCATCGACAGCAGTTGCCATAGATTCCTCCTAAATTGGATAAGAAATTGTAAATTGGTACAAACCCTTGCTTCCCGAAGCGGTCCAGCTTGCCACAGTTGCCCATGTTTTTTCGACGGTAAGCGTAGTTCCACTTACATAACAATAAACTATTAATCCACCAACACCATTATCTCTTCCAATCCACAATCTATTCGCAGAACTTTCATCTGAAACACCAGCAGAAATGGGTAGTCCGGTTATTGTAAATCCAGTGGCGTTACTTGTTCCGCTTGCGTTTTGAATATAACTTACGTTGGCCATGCCACCTGAAATAGAAAATTTAGCCGCTGTTACTGTCGGGTTAACAGAAAAACCAGTAAACCCAGGCGTCCAGTTATGCTGAAGAGGGAACCCTTGTGGCGTGGCCTGTTTTGAGAATTGTGGATTCACAATTGTCGCATTCGCAACCGTATAATCCGATCCACCAGTTACCGTAACTGTTGTATCTGTCGAGAACGTAACGGCAGTGATGTAAAAATATTTGTTGCCAGACTGGTCGATATAGAGTTTGTCACCCTTCTGAATGATTCCTGTGTAATCGACACCAGCAAATTTCATACTTGTCGAAGAAACGTAAGTCGGAATAATGGGGAAATCCACCCACCCGTCACTTGAATCAGCGATGGCTACGCCACCTTTTGCTAGATCATTGACGTAAGCGATGATGTCATCCCAATTAATGTTTGCCTTTTGATTTATGTTTTTCTCAAAAGGGGTTAGATGGAATGGTTTAACTAATAAATTCATTAGTTTATAAATCCTTGGGAAATCCCAACTACTGTTTTAGTATTTGACGCCGTCCATGAAGCAGTTGGGTTAGGATAAAAATAGATGTTATTCAAATAAATGTAACTCCTTCCAGCTGTAAGTTGAACATTATTGTCCACAATATAATTAATTGGATTATGTAAATAACTCGAAAAACCGCTAATTGAAACACAAGAAAGAGGTGCAGTTATTGAAAAATTTGTCGAGTTAGATGTTCCTGAAATATTAAACATAACACTTAAAAGTTTTTGATCTAGCCTAAAAGCCCCTTCAACGGTAGTCGTTCCAGTTATTCCTGTAGCTGTAGGTGTATATTTAAAATACGATGGAAAGCCATTTGGGGTGGAAAGCTTGGAATAATAATTTTCTGAAACTGCTGAATTAGCAAAAGTGTAATCAATCCCTCCAGTTATCGAAATCGTAGTATTCGGAGCTGAATAACTTACGGCATAAATATAAAAGTACTTTACAGTTGACGATTGCGTCAATTTTATTTTATCTCCAACGGAATATACGCTTGTTTTATCTCCTGAAATAGTAAATGAATTCGCTGTAGCATATGTCCATGTCTCGGAAGCAACTGAAGTCCACCCATTATTTCCGGCCCCAATTGTTGATCCTCCAACGCTAAGTGTTCCATCAATAACAGCATTATTGGCAACAGCTAATGAGTCCCACTTCGATAACCCGGAATTCCTATCATTAATATATGTTGTCAAATCTGAAAAATTTGTATTAACTTGTGATGCAACTGCCGTTGTCCCAGAAGAAAAAGTATTAGTTACTGCGACGCTAGACATAGTTCCTCCTAAACTCGTATGGAACGAACTTCGTTTTTATTTATTCCGAACTCAATCCCGTTAAAAATAAAATTCTGACCTGATGTGTTATGAGCTATTCGATATTGGAAGAATTTTCCTGATCCTTTCATCTGAACAAATCTAGCAGTACTGCTCGCACCACCCCACGTCATAGAATCCCATAACCCAGTCCCCCAAATGCTTCCAGAGTTATAAGTTAGAGATTCGTTTATTCTGTCTGAATTGAAATCAAATCCATATGAAAATTTAAAATTTAAATCATTCCCTCCGTTAAACACAAGGTCAGCATATTGAGGCGTTTTTGCTTCTAATGTATTTAGAAAATCCATCCATCCGGAATTCCAAAATGAATTTATCGTTGGAGATGATTCAGAAGAATCGTTCGTAGTGGATGAATCATCCATTTTGTATATTTTCCCATAGTAAGCTCCACAGTAAATTATTCTGTCAGCAGTAAAAGAAGAAACATTCATAGCATGTCCCGTTGTATGACGAAGCCAACATTTCCGTTCCAAATCCCATATAATGCATAAGTTGTGAGTGGTTGCAGAAGAACTCGAAACAAACCACCATATTTGTCTTAGCCGTCTGTTGTGTACCCCATGAATATATTTGAGACGAGATTTATTTAAACTATCCCAAACATCATCAATCGAATCCGAAAATGTGATGATGTTTGTTCCATCTGTCGCTTTCATTCTTGGTTCAGGTGTAATGAAATAGACAATACCATCTACGTTTACAATGGCTCGTTTTGAAACTGCTCCGACGCCAGTAAAGAGAGGGAATAAAGGGAATGGAGCAGAACGAATAGCGAGAGTATGAATTGAGTTCTGCTTAAATAACAGCATCGAGTCAAATCCGATCACGGAGGCACCAACAAGGGTATCGCCGTCATTCAGTCCAACGTCCTGGCTCCCACTTCCGGTACCAGTCCAATCTTCTGGATTTCCCAAGATACACCATTGAATCCTTGATGGATTTGATGCTGTATTGCCAATGAATAAACGACTGTTTGCAACAATCCCAAATTCACCATTCGGAGGAGTTCCACCTAAAACAGCGGCATTGCCTGTCCCATTCCATTTGATCGGAGCGTTTGGCGCACCACCAATAAAAATAGAAAGATTATTCATTTGACAATGGGTCCAGATATTGTCTTGTCCTGTCGTTATTGTTACGGCACCAGTTATGTCATCCATCGTTCCATCTAGATTATCTGCCTTGAACAATTTAGTCCCTGCAATGGCCATCATATAATCGGACGTCAAAGAAGTCCGATAATACCCAAGCCCATGCACGGCGGCCCCAGACTCCATAGCCGAAGAGTTGAAAACGGAATTCCCATTCCTCTTTTGGAATCCGCCAGTCGGAAGAAGATTTATATTTTGGAGGTCCGACGCTTCATTCATCTTTAAGACCATAGGGGGAGACTTCGTATTCAGGCCCCCCGTAAAATCGTAAAGACGGATCGCCGTTGGCTTCATCGGTAACTCATTGGACCGTATTGTGGAGGAAGGCTCGGCCCCGGCGTATCGCTTCCATATTTTCCATCAATTGGTCGCATCACTCGATTTCGTCCGGCGTCTTGCGTATAAACCTTTTTCATTTCTTCCATAGATTCATTAAATTCTTTGAATACCATGGCCGCTCGATCAAGAGAATTTATTTTCAAGAAACCATAATAGCTTGCAAGAGTTACGATGGAGTCATGATATGGAGAAGGAATAATCGACGTATCACTATCACTCGCCATTTCGGCTGTTTTGAATTTCTCGTCAACGTAAATATTGTAAACGGCGTCGGGATTCGGAAAGAATCCAATTTGAGGTGAACCATCCGACGCTGGAGTTGTAAGGAAATATGCGGTGGGAGTTCCGGTCCCTGATGTCATTTGGACCATCATATCTGTCATCATCGGGGAAAGGCTGATGAGATTTTTAAAGTTTGAGGCTATCTTAACATCGAGTACGGTCAGAGCATTCCCAGTTAATTCATATCTGAATTTCCTTATAAGAAAAGTTCCACCAGTAATTGTTGATCCCGGATAATTTTGTCCTATGACTGCCGTCGTTTCGCCAACAGTATGAGAAACGATTTCATACCAATCCGATTGTGATCCGAATTTGATAAATTTGTGCTGAAAACTAACGAGTGGAGTTGCACTAAACGTAATTGTTGAAGTATTCGACGAAATATTTAGAGTCCCTGTTGAATAATCTGGAACTGTTTGAATAATATCGAGTTGTCGATTGAAAGGCCAATTCCATGCCAAACAAATATTGTCCTGTGCCCGGTTAATCCAACGTCCAAGCCTTGTCGCATCGGCGGAAATAGTTTCATCAAACGAAGAGAGCCTGTCCGCCAAATCTTGCTTCATCTGAAGAAAGTTCATTTGAAGCTCCTCTAACTAAAAGTGTAAGTCGCCGCGTTATCCATAATAAAAACGAACGCTGGGCTTCCGTTCGCAAAAGCAACCGATTGAAGATCGCCCCCAGCGGTGTATGACAACTTCATGATCTGCCATGCTTCCTCACTTGTCAATTCCCCGCTGTTCGCTTTACCGATATATGTCAAATTTCCAGTCCCGTCATAAACAAGTCTTATCTGGTACTTCCCTAACGGCGTATCGTAAATACCAACAGAAGGCATTAGAGAATGGCAACAATAGTTGCCCGCGCACTTGCCTGTGTCGTTGCGGCCCCATTCACTGTCAAATTCAAAAGTGTATTCTCCGTCAATGGGTATCCCACAGGTCTAAAATCAATCTGATATACGCCCGAAGCATCTGCATTCGCTTGCCATATTACTTTCCCATCCACTCCATTTTCAAGAGCAACAAGTCCACCGCCACCGACGGCAGCAACCGTGACGCTGACAACTCCACTCATAACGCGAAAAGTTTTACCAACACCCTGAGCCGCAATAATTGTTTTGTCGGCGGATGCATTCGTAGATAAATCTGTCCCGTTCAACCACACTTTTCCAGAGTAATCCATATTGCCTCGCCTTATTATTTTGTAACTAATAAAATGCTGTTACATAAATGCCAACAGCTAAATTAGCTCCGACGACTCCAATTACAAGATCGTTCCCATATCCCAAGGGATACCCTATCGGCTTAAACGTAAAAGAATATTCTGTAATCCTTGATGTCGATGACAGAAGCTCGATAATTTTATTTCCACCCATTCCATCTTTAAAAAAAAGTTCCGAACCACCGCCTCCACCGTCTCTCATGCAAATCCGAAAATCCAATAGACGAATACGTTTATCGGTTCCTGGACTTGCCATAAGAATAGTGTCCGATGATGTTAATGACGGAGATAAATCTCGTGTTGCTAATAATAAATTTTTTGTATATAAATCCATTTTTTCCTCACATCACATAAGCGACAACTGTGCATCTCGCATTGCACTTCATAAAATCAGGAGTTCCGCTCTGCGAAAAAGTTAATGCACTATTTTCTCCTAAAACAAATCCCAATGGCTCAAAATTGAAACTTGTTTTTTTATTTGAAAAACCACTCCTCGTCAGGACAGAAATATATTTTGTGCCGTCGCCAAGAATCGCAGACGTATAATTAACGGGAAAAGAGTCTCCCGTTGTTATAATGACAGAACCAGAAATAAGGTGAATATATTTCCCCGGACCAGGAGCAGGGATTAATTCCAAAGCTATCCCACTACTCCCAGTATAAATGCCAGAAGCCGTTATCCAAGCTTTCCCTGTATCGCTCATTGAATTAAGCCGCTACAAGCTTCCCCGATAATTGATCGCATCTAGGACAACCAACTGTATATTTGAGTCCGCGCCCAAGGCTGATACAATTTTTTGCGTGTGTCACTTTTTCTTCCTGCGAAACAACAGGCTCAAGCGTCTCAACTTCCGTTTTGTTTACGGGAACACTCTCTTTCTGGATTTTAATAACCGGAATGTCCTCCGGCTCAATTTTAATCCCTTCGTTTGAAGAACCAGAAGCAGGAACGGCCATGGAAGATAAATCGTCTCGAAGCCGCAAATCCCTAGAAACATTGCGAGGGACAAACCCGCAAATTTCTTCCCAGGCCATTTTGTGTTTGTTGATGGTCTTGTAGTAGAGAGCATATTGAGTTCCCAAAACTTCCCAGTGACGAGCAAGCCCCAAATCACGGGGATTAATTTTTTCGGCTTCGGACAACATCTGTTTGGGTAGTTCATCGAAAACGATCATCTTGTCGGGAATTCCTGGGTCAACCAATCGAACTAATTGCATACTGCCTCCTGTTTAGCTTCAAGTTTAGCTACCCCTATCGTTTCAAAAATCTTATCAATCCGATGGTCAATCGTGTGCTTCGCCATAACTTCTTCATAACCAGCCGACGCAATACGTTCACGTTCTTCGTCATGCTCAATGTAGTATTTGGCTTTTTCAGCCATATCGTCTAGGCTGTCATACATGACGCAATGTTTTCCATCAACAAACAATTCTTCAATGCTTGAAATTCTGTCTGTCAAAAGCATGGAACCGGACGCCATCGCTTCAAAACAACGCATATTTACATCATCCTTCATGGCAATGTTGAAAACGATTTTTGACTCCGCATATTTACGCGCCGCATCCTCAAACAATCGTTGGCCATAAAAGAAGTTAGGGACTTCCTTGAAAACACGGTCAAGAGCGTCAATACGGTTCTGTGAGTTTACGTGACCGACAAAACAAACGTCATATTTCTTTGAAGCAAGCTCATAACGAGGATAAGCCAAAGGTTCTACGGCGTGAGGTAACCAGATAGGGTTAGGAACCCCGTCCCGTTTCATGTCCTCAACAGCTTTCTTCTGAGCGCAGAACACGTAATCCGCTTTAAGGGATTTCTTTAAACGATAATCGTATCCAAGATGTGTATCGGAATTCCATACGATGCTCGGTTTAGGCGTTTCACTCGGGACATAAGGAAGAAGTCCTCCCAGACCGTCCTCCCCCCAGTCAACGTCAATATGGAAATCGTATTTACCAAACTGAGCCGAGTCGCCGGTTGGATTCAGATGATCTACTTTTAATAAGCCAGCCTTTTCCCTACGTTTAAGAGCCGCCCAAACGTAAAGAGGATTTCCGTCGTTCCTATGGAGAACCTGATAATAAATTGCCAGTCTAAGCATTTGCTGTCCCCTTTTCATAAACTCCGACAAAAGAAACTCCATTTTTTGGATCAATTACTTGCACCTCACGAAGTCCACAAGCCTCCACCAAAGATTTCAATGATTCTATTGTAAAAGCGTGAACGTGTTCTGGATTCATTGGAACACCGTTAATAATTCCTTCGTTAGGGACAGCGATAATTATTTTTCCATTTTCTCTCAAAAGTCTTTTCCATTCCTTCAATACTGAAACCACATCAATACAATGCTCAAGGATATGACGTGAAATAATAAAATCGAAATCTTCGCTCGGTAAAGGGATATCCTTACTCACGTCAGCTACAATATCCGCAACCGATGGTTTACCAATATGCGTGACCATTTCACCTTTTGGAATACGATCAACTCCGATAGCATGTGGGACAGTTTTTTGGGCGCCACATCCAAGTTCTAAAACGCTCATGGAATCCTGCACTATCTCTCTAATTACATCTCCTTCTGAATCAACAGGTCCAGATCCGGCGGAATACGCGATTGCTGAACCAGAAAGATCAATAAACTTTTTAAATCCATGTTTTTGAATTATCCACCTATTTGTTCTGTCTCTCATTTCAATGGAATTCCATCCGCCCGACGTATCTGGACCACCCCGGACACGCTCTCCTGTCTTAAAAGCATGATGAATGATAAATGCGGATGGATTAATTAAAAGTTTCTTTCCAACGTTTCTGAATCTGATTGAAAGATCAAGATCGTCTCCACCAGGAGCAGAAACGTCAATACCTCCAGCCGCGTCAAGGTCAGATCGACGAACCATAACCGTAAAGAAAATAAGAAACGGAACTTCCGATATAGACATGAGTGCGTCTTTTCTAAAGATGCTGTGATAACCAGAGGCTACCGTTGTGATAGGTCCAACTGCCGCCACGCGAGTATCTGAAAACGGGCGAAGAAGTTGTTGGTAAAAATCAAAGTTGGACCGTGGAATATGAGTGTCATCGTTTTGAAACACGACAAATGGTGCGGTCGAGTATTTTAGACCATACTCTAGGCCACGCTCCCATCCAAGGTTTTCTTTCGGATTTAAAACCAAAATATTTGGCGTATCACCGACATATTTCTCGATAGGCTGTTGGCCATTATTGACGATAATAACTCGCCCACCATTTTGTGTTGCGTTAGCGCAAGCGATAATCGAATCAAGGCATGGGTTTAAAAAATCAGGATTATTCCAGGTGGGAATGATGACATCAAAAATTGGATTCATCGGTCCCCCAACACGCACACAGGAGGAAGTTCCCCATTGTATTTTGTATATTCGCCATGGAATTTTTCAATCTCCATGTTGTCCCTTTTTCTCACAGCGTCTACATATTCTTCCGTAATAATTGCCGGATGACCGACATGGCCTAACTTTACTCTTGTATCCATAAACACACGGAACCCCTTTCGTTTGGCTTGATAACAAAAGAAAATATCTTCTCCTGTCCCACAGGTAGACATAAATCGAGGTGCCGGGACTGATTTCAAACACTCGGTCTTAATCAAGACGGCTCCAAATCCGACAGCATCACATTCCACCAGTTTGTCTTTCGGATAATTCATTACCGTCTGGTTTATAAAATATTCTTTCTGTGCTGTTGCGTCCCAACCTTCAACACACGAATACAAGACAGGTTTATGAGGGTAACCTCGCGTGAATGCAAGCGGAGCAACAATGTCACAGTTGTCGGCGTATAATCGTTCAAATAAGTCCGCGTCACAAATCATATCGTCGTCAATCATCAAAAGATAATCCACTCCTGCATCAATGGCTCGTTTTGCTATTTCTTCACGCGCAAACGGAGTTAAAACTCGACCAACAGTGATATGGAAAAACTCAAATCGAGGAGTTTCTTTTTTTAATTTACCTCGCTCCTCCAAATGTCCTAAGTGCTTAAAGAACCACATGCGATTACAGTAGGCTTCTGATCCCGTCATTCCCTCATGGGCAATACCAACAGCGACGCGGATTACGCCTTCTTCCTTTTTTTGTTCTTTAAGTTCTTCCGGCTTTAAGTCTTCCATTAGCGAATAACTCCAATCCAAATTAAAATAAGTTCCGTAATTGAAACTGTAACAGGGCTCTTAATATGATGGCCTGCGTGCAAGGCGAGCGATGCTTGGGAAGGGGTCACCAAAGCATCGTCCGCCTTGCAACGGCAGACCTCAAGCGGACTCCTGAATGGTCGCCACACTTTACGGGTGGGATGAAGGAGTCCTATTCTCATCTGAGAGATCTCCAATTTCCACCTAAACCATTTTTAATAGCATGATACCTGGCATGTTCAGATTTCGTCATTAGCTTTAGGTTCTCAATTCGGTTATCTTTTATGTCCTCATTTAAATGATGGACATCTTCATGTTTATAAAGATAACGACCAATCTTTTGTTCCATAATAACTCTATGCTCCATAACATAACCACGAGAATTCATCGGATGATTCGGCATATAGATACCGACGTATCCATTACCCATCCTCTTTCTATACTTAATCGCTTTCGCCGCATACTTTTCGATACGTTTATCTGTTTCTTTTGTTTTCCCTTTGTTCCATGCCTTAAAACCTTTTGGCATGTAACTAGGATTATTTTTTAATCTTGAATTAATCCTATTCCTGATGTGTTCTTCGCTTTGCTTTTTTCCTGCGAGTGAGCACATAATCCCCTCCAATATTTTTATTGGAGTTTATTATAGCGCACTCGCAGGATCAAAGCAATTGCACTATAACGCTCTTACTATGCCATGGCAATACGACTGAGAACCAGTCGAAATGGCCACAGGGGTCGAAGCGGCAACAACGTATTTATACAGGAGTGTGGAGATCGCTTCACTAGCCAAGCTAGAGAAGAACGTCCCGGCCACGGCTCCTGGTTTCAACGTATCGCCACGGGTGATGGTAATGGACGTTCCAACATTGGAAATGGCAACGCTTTGCGCCAATCCCCACGCCGTCACACGACCATAACCGTTGATCGGAATATCCTCAGCGGCAACTCCCGCGAAGGTCCTGACGTTAGCGGCGGCATATTTCGTCGCGCTCACGCCGTCGATGGATGCACCAGCACCAACAAGGGCAACACCAAGCCCTGTGGTGATGGAACCACTACCATCAACATTTTTGACAATAATTTGAACAACTTCTGGTTCACGAATAACCTGTTGAATTAACATCGAATCCTCCTAAATGAATTTTGTTTACGCATTGACACGGATGATTAGATCGCCAGTTGCTCCGTTTTCGCCAGGGTAGAAAGTAAATACCCCAGAAGAATACGCAACCGAAACCCCAGCAGAAGCCTGAGTCGTTGGGTTATTCGTTTGTTGGAACATATGGCCAATATAACCTGGAACTGACTGCGTCCAGGTATCCGTATCATCTAATGTCGTTGACGTAAACTGCGCCACAACAATGTTCTCTCCACCGAAGTTATCACGATAGACGTTATTTGGGGTTTTTGCGGCCATAATAGCCTCCCTTTACGCGGTCACGCCGGTGAGTTTCCCATTCTTGCGACGATTCCCAGTAACCAAAGCCAAGGTGACGAGAATTTGCGCCACTTTCGCATCTTGGTTAGCAGGTTTCACGAACTCCGTCATAATGAAGTCCGTATTGTCCTGAACGACCAGTTCAAACGCTTTGTCGTGAAGGAGATAGATCGACCCAGAAGACGCTTGGGGAGACCAAATCCACGGCGTTTGTTTGAATTTCAGGTTTTGGATTCCGATGTCAACCATCGAGTTATCAGTGAACCGTTCTTGGGGGACCAAGATAGATTCATAATATTCAAACTCGGTTTGGCTAGAAACAATCAGGTTCGGAGGAGTAGAAGGATTCCGAGCCGACAGTGCATTATAAGCAGTCGTCAACGCAGGGCGACCGTTCGCGGCGAAAGAACCACACGTCGCGGAATACGCGGCCCACCACGTCGAAGAGGTCGGGTCGATCTGCCCTTCTGTCCCGGTAGACGCCACGATCGACGCCAAGGAACGAATCGACTTAGACGAAGGAACAGCAGCGAAAAGATCCTGTTCCAACTGCTGGGACAGTTGCTCTTCCGCCTGCATTTTCTTGGTTTCCGCCCAGTCTTCCACCTTGAACTGGCCGGCGTTCGCGCGC